CAAGCCCCGCATTCCCACCTGTGCCGCAGCAGGCTAGTGGCGGGATGACTGGGATTGAAACCCCAACCCCAGCTGACAACCTTCAAGGAGAGATTGCATGACCACCCAGACCATAGAGCAGGAAATCCAGGCCAAGGGCCTGACAGCGCCGCGCGTGACGCCTGCGGACATTGAGGCCGCCATCGCCAGCGAGCACTATTTCACTGCAGGCCAAGGCATTGCTGGCCGTTGCTTCCGTGAAGTGTCAGCTCTCCATTCGCCGCGCGAGTTGGAGTTGCTGACCTTCTGTGTGCTGGTCTTGCGCAACGGCTTCACCGTGCACGGCGTCTCTGCCTGCGCAAGCCCCGAAAACTTCAACGCGGAGATTGGCCGCAAGATTGCGCGCCAGAACGCAGTGCAGAAGATTTGGCCGCTGATGGATTACGAGCTGCGTAGCAAGCTGGCCGCCAACTGAGCCCCGGGGCCTTCTCCGGGATTACAGCCGCCCACTGAGGCGGCTTTTTCATGCCCGCAATTTGCGTCACCCCCCTCTAGGGTTTTTCATTTCACGCGCGCCTGCGCATAGTCTCGCCAAGCCCCACGCTGTGAAGCGCCGGGTGAATCCGCATCGCTGTGAAGCGAGGCATTTCCCAAAGCTGGAGATTGACCGACGCGGGCCTTCGGGCTTGCGCGGCCAGTCGAATGCAGACCTATGGCGCCACTCCGATAAGTGGCAGGGATGCAATGACGACTCAAGCAGAGTTTTTCCAAGAGCACGCCGTCAACGGCGATCTGACCGACGCACAGATGCTGCAGATGATGAATCTGCCCGAGGGCGATACCAGCGCATTGCTGGATGGCGGCAAGCCCGATGCCGCAGCAAAAGCCGAAGTCAAAGCCGACGAAGTGCCAGGCACGAACGAAACGAAGACAGACCAAGGCGAGCAGACGCCAGCAGATCAAACGGAGCCCGACCCCTCAAGGACCGTGGTTCTGGCAAAGGACGGTGTTCACACCATCCCCTACGAGAAGCTGGACGAAGCACGCAAGGGTGAGCAGCACTGGAAGGCGCAGGCAACCGCTGCGCTGGAGAAGCTGGCAAGTCTGGAAACCCAGGCCCAGCAGCGCGCCGACAAAGGGCAGGAGCCGACCAAGCAAGACCAGGCAGTAGCGACCGCTGCAGCCGCCATCGAGCAAGGCGTGGACCCGGCCATTTTTGGCGACTTCTCTGATGCGGCGATTGCCGCAGGCATCCAGAAGCTCAACTCGCAGAGCGTGGCATCGCTGCGCGAGCAGTTGAAGGCCGAATTGCTGGAACAGGTTCGAGCAGAGGTGAAAGCCGAGCTCGCCCCGATGCAGCAGCGGCATCAACAGGCAGAAGCCAATGCCCATATGGGCGCGATCTACGAGAAGCACCCCGACGCCGATTCCATCGCCGAAAGCAAGGAATTGGCCGACTGGATTGCTTCGCAGCCGACCTTTGCGCGCGCCGGTTACCAAGCCGTGCTGGCGCAGGGTTCGACGGCGGAAGTGATTGAGTTCTTCGATACGTTCAAGTCCGCAACAGGAAAAACGAACCAGCAAACCACGTCCGATTCGTTGGACGTGGCAGCCGCAGCGAAAGCTGCACTTGCCAAAGCCAAGGCGCCAACGCCTACCAGCCTGTCGGAAATCCCGGCTGGCTCCAAGGCGCACCACGACGAGGCGGCGGCATTGATGGAAATGAGTGACAGCAACGTGATGGGGAACTTCATGGGCAAGAGCCCTGAACAGATCCGCGCATTGCTGGACAGGGCTTTTTAGGCCCTGTGTTTTTGAAAACGGCACCGCTGTGAAGCGACGCCCCATCCCACCGAAGGAGTTATCACCATGGGCACGACTATCCCCTACGGCTCGCCGCTTGCCAACAAGCTGCAGAGTGCCGGCCTTTTCGCTGCGAACATGCAGCGCAATACCACCATCAACCGGCTGACGGGCAAGTTCCCCCAGCAGGCGCAAACCGAGGCGATGATTCGCCAGCAGACCAGCACGAACATGCCCATCGTGCGCTGCATGGACCTGCAGAAGATGGCGGGCGATGAGGTCGAATTCGACTTCGTGAACCACCTTGGCGGCAAGCCCATCATGGGCTCGCGCAACGCCGAGGGTTACGGCAAGGCCATGTCGTTTGCGCAGGACCGCCTGCGCATCAACCAGGCCCGCTACCCCATCAGCGCGGGCGACACGATGACGCAGCAGCGCACGCCGCACGAGCTGCGCAAGCTGGCCCGCACGTTGGGTGAGGCCTACATGAACCGCCTGCAGGATCAGCTGTCGCTGGTGCACATGGCTGGTGCGCGTGGCTTTCACAACAACGTGGAATGGGCTGTTCCCCTGGCGTCCGATCCGGATTTCGCTGAAATCCTGGTCAACCCCGTCAAGGCGCCGTCCAAGAACCGCCACTTCATGAGCACTGGCACCGGCCTGGAGCGCATCGTTGCCGGGTCGAACGAGATCACCATTGCCACGACCGACGTGTTCAACGCCGATCTGGTCGATGCGCTGCGCTCGCACCTGGACAGCATGCCCCTTCCTCCGCCTGCGGTGGAGTTCGATGGCGACAAGCTGGCCGCCGATGCGCCATTGCGTGTGCTGCTGTGCTCTGCCGAGCAGTACGCCGCATTCACCCAGACCACGGGCTACCGCACCTACCTGGCCAACGCGATTGCGCGCGGCCAGCAGGCAGGCAACCACCCGCTGTTCATGGGTGGCGATACGGCGCTGTGGAACGGCATCCTGATCGTGAAGATGCCCAAGCCCATCCGCTTCTACGCAGGCGATGCGATCAACTGGTGCGGTTCGTACACCAGCGAGACGGAAACCACCACCGATCTGGTCCCGTCTTCGTTCAGCACCACGCACGCAGTGGACCGCGCGATCCTGCTGGGCGGCCAGGCGCTGGCCGAGGCCTGGGGCAAGCACCGCCAGACCGGAAATCCGTTCTTCTGGAGCGAGAAAGAGCTGGACCACGGCGACAAGCTGGAACTGCTGGTCGGCGCGATCAACGGGCGCTCCAAGATTCGCTTTGAAGTCGAGCACGGCGACGGCAAGCAGATCACCGATCACGGCATCATCGCCATTGACACGGCGGTCAAGCTGGGCGTTGCTGGCTGATAGGGCTGGGCTGGAGCAATCCGGCCCGCTCCAAACCCCTCACATTCAGGAGAATTGACATGGCAACGATCACCAAGAAGTTCCTCGGCAACGAGAAGCAGCACACTACCGCCCCCACGGGGATTTCCAGCACGCTCCACTATTCGGTGGCCACCAACTCCAGCGGCGCAGTCATCGGCAGCGATGTGGCGACCGGCGTTGCCTCGGGCGATGTGGTGCGTGTGGGCATCCTGCCCGCAGGCATGCGCCTGGACGATGCGAAGACGCTGGTTACGACCGGATGGACCGCTACCGTCACCGGTAAGGTGGGCTTCGCCTACGTAGACGGCGTGGACAGCACGGCAGTGCCCCAAGACGACGACTACTTCGGCTCTGCCCTGGCCATCGCCACACCCGGGCGATATGCCGCCAACAACACTGCGGCTCGCCCAGTGGTGTTGCCCAAGGATGCGTACCTGATCCTGACTACCGGCGTAGCGGCCAACGCCAAGGCATCTCAGACCGACATTCTGGTGAACGTCACCAACGTCGGCGTTGCCTGATAGACGAACGCGGGGGCTTCGGCCCCTGCTCACATTTGGAGAACACCATGGCACGACCAAAGGCCGCCAAGGCGCCCGCTGCGCTGGCGGAAAACCAGGAAGAATCCACTGCAAAGGCCGCCAAGGCGCCCGCTGCCGTGCCTGCTGGGTTCCTTCCGGTCGAGTACATCGGCAAGCGCACGCCCCACGCGGACGGGCTGTATGGCACTTACATTCAGTGGCCGGCGCCTGGCGCCGTGCAATTGGTGCCGGAAGCTATTGCCGCCAGAATGATTGCCATCAACCGGGACGTGTACCGGGCTGGCGTCTACTGTGGCGAGGCCATCCAAGCGGCGAAGGTCGAGTCGCAGCCGGATGACAACGCGCGCCTGGAGTTGGATATGGTGATTCAGACCATGGACAAGGATGCGCTGGAGTCCTATGCCCGTACGCATTTCCGTCAGGAGCTGGACAAGCGGCGCAGCCTTGACGCGCTGCGCCAGGAAGTCGGCTTGATGATCGACCAGTTCGGTGCGCCATGAACCTTGAGCAACTTCGCCAGCAGTTCCGCGTGGACGCGAATGACCTTGTGACCAACCCGCCATTGTGGGAGGACGAGTGGATTGATGCGTGGCTGACAGAAGCTGAGTCCGAGGCGGCCATCCGCGCCCGGCTGATTCATGAGGCCAGTGACAGCGCCATCTGCCAGATTGCAGTGACCGCAGGCATTGCCGCCTACACGTTGCATCGCTCGCTGTACGAGTTGACCCACTTGCGGTTTGTGCCCAGTGGCGCAACCATTGGCGATCCGGTGGCCCTCAAAAACCGCGAGGAATTGGACCGGATACGCCCTGGCTGGCGTGACCGCAGCGACAAGGTGCAGTTCGCCATTCAGAACGATACTCGCATCACCCTGGTGGACCGACCGGCAGTCAATGGCGTTCTGCACATCGAGGGCTATCGCGTGCCGCTCAAAGCGATGGCGAACGACACCGACAAGCCGGAAATCAATGTGGCCCACCACCGCCATTTGGTGAAGTGGGCGCTTTTCCGGGCGTTCAGCAAGCCGGACGCAGATGCTTTTGACCCGGCGAGGGCGGCAAAGCATGAGGCCGAATTCGCCGCGTACTTCGGGTTGGCGCAAGACGCCGACCTGCGCCGAAGCACGCGCAGCGACGAAGCGCAGACCAACAAGGTCTTCTGGCCCTAGCCCCCACTAGGGTTTCGCGCAAACCACACGCACGTGGAGACTCACCGGCAAAGATACCCGAAAGGCTCACATGCAAGGATTTCCAAACAAGGACCAACGCGCCATCGCGCAGCGTTCTACCCAGAAATACGCCGATGGCGGCAGGGTGCAGCCGCGCGGCTTTGTCAGTGGCAATGGCACCGGCACCAGTGACTCGATCAAAGCGCGCCTGTCCAATGGCGAATACGTGCTGCCCGCAGATACCGTCAAGGCGGTAGGAGTGCAAACACTGGATGCCCTGCGCGCTGCAACCCATACCCCTGTAAAGCAGGAGAAGGAAAAAGCCGCACGCGGGTTCTTTGCTGGCGGCACGCCAGGCGGTGTGGATGAGGAAAAGCGCAAAAACAGCTTTGGCGATGCTGCTGCCGCAGCTGCCAACCCTGGCGTGACGCAGGTGGGCGCAGCACCAGCGCCCGCGCCGCAAGCCATCAGCCAGATCCCAACTGGCGGTGTTGCGTCGCCTGCCCGCCCAGCGCCAGCAGCGCCTGTGCCCACCGCAGCATCGACGCAATCCGCAGGGCAGCCATTGGACGCACAGGCGGCCTCTGATCGCGCCAAGCTCGGCGCTGCCTGGGATACCGTCAAGGACGTTAACGACAGCGCCGGGCGCGCCATTGCAGACGTGGCCATGCTGGCGCCGCGCGCTGTGGCTGGCGCATACGACAGCGCCGTGGTGCGCCCCATGCGTGCAGCGGGCTTCAATGCGGGCTATCTGAGTCCCATCCTTGTGCCCAATGGCGTGGACCCTTCCAGCATGACGCCCTACACCGACCAAAAGCGCATGAAGGAACAAGCTGGAGCCGTTGCCCCATCTGCGCCTGCAGCTACTTCATCTGTAGCATCCACCGCGTCAACCGCTGGCGATGGCCGTGGCAGCATCAACCCGCCCGTGGTCAACCCCGACGCGCCCGCGCCCACATCGAGCCAACCTGGCGCCACCCAGATCACTCCCGGCGTGTTCCGCAGTGGCAACAGCTACTCAGATTCGGCACAAGGGGCTATTGATGGCGCTGCTTCGCGCGGACTCCCAACGGCACAGAATTTGGCAGCTGCCGATGGGCTTGCAGCACGCTCGCAACAGGAATCCATGGCCCGCGTCATGGCGCAGCCTGCCGTAGGGTTCCAGCCAGCGGGCGTAACAGCACCCACCGTTCGCCACAGCGGAAATGATTGGCAAAGCCGCAATGATTTGCGCAATGCAATGGTGTCTGCCACGTCCATCATGAACGATGGCGGCAAGTGGGACAAGCACGGCAAGGGCGTTGTCTCGCCCGAGCGCGCCTATGCTGCGCAGCTCGCAGGAGCAGATGCCCAACTCCGAGGCGCACAGCCTGGCGTGGATGTGGCCGCCATGCGCGAGAACGCTGGAATTCAACGCACTGGCATGCAGGAGACTGGTGCCAACCAGCGTTCTCTGGCGCAACGGCTGCTGGAACAGCAAAAGATCAACCAGGCGGGAGAGACGCAGGGAATCGCCAACCGGGGAGCAAGCTTCATCCAAGGGATGCGAGAACAGGTGGCAGCAGAGCAAGACCCCGCCAAGCGCAAGTCCCTTGTGCAGCGGCTGCGGGAGGCCCAGGGGCAGACGGATCAGGCAGACCCTTACCTCGTGGTGCCCGGCGGCCAGCAGGTCGATGAAAACGGCAGGCCCTACAACATGCCATCCAGCGTGTTCAACCGGCAGACTCAGCAGTTTGTGCAGCAGCCGAGGCAGGGCGGGGCGGCGCAGACACAAATGCCGCCACCGTCAGCGCGGCCAGTGGGCAGTATTTCCACTGTCGGCGGGAAAAGCGCTCGTTGGGATGGCCAGAAGTGGGTTCCGCTTGGCTAATCACCTAGATGCTGGTGGCGGGGTGAAGGTGCCTCGCTCCCAGTCAATTTCGTCATACAGCTTCCGACAAGCCACCCCGATCATGTGCGCCGCCTGGTTGCTCCGGGTGTCGCCCGCTTTCTTGGCTGTGCATTCGGCGCCGCTCTTGTAGCTGAACATGCCGCGCCCTGAGCCTTGAGGCACAGAGTTGATGGCGCCGGGGTACTCGGACTTGCACATTTGGTACACGGCGGTGGCTGCCGTGTCATTCGCCACGCCGGGCATCTTGTCGATGATGCACTCCGCGTAGTTCCCGGCAAAGGCTGGGGAGGCTAAGGCAAACGCCAGAGCCAAGCCCAGCGCTGATCTTGGAATCGGTCCCATGGTGTCCCTCCTGCCTCCACTGTAGCAGGGCGCTGGAAAGAAAAAGCCCGCCCCGAGCGGGCTTTGTTCTTTTCGCCCCCCGTAGGGTTTGCCGCCCGCAGGTAGGCAGGCGAACCTTGAGGGATGGCACAAGATACCAATTGGGAAAACGGCAGCTTCAGCGCTCCGGTCGCGGCGGACACACCAGATTGGGAGAGCGGTGAGTTTGCCGCTCCCCACAAGCGCACCTGGGGCGAAGCCATCAAGGACACGGGCGCCCAGCTTGCCGAGGGCGTAAACACGACCCTTGGCGCAATCCCATCGGCCATAGCCCCACAGAGCAAGGCTGCAGGGTTCTTTCGGGACAACGCAGAGCACTGGCGCGACCAGCAGTCCGACGTGCTCAAGGGCCGCATTGCCGAGACGGACAAGCGCATTCAGGAGGCTGGCAAGGACGGGGTGATGTCCCAGATCGGCACGGCAGCTTCGGAATACTGGAACGACCCGGCCCAAGCTGCCCGACTGGTGGCAACCAATCTGCCGAGCATGGCTGCAACCCTTGGAACGGGTGCTGCTGCTGGGTTTGCCGCCAAGGGCGTGGCCGCTGCTCGCGGGATGGATGCCGCTGGCAAAGCAGCGCTGGCCGCAAAGTACGGCACCACGACCGCAGCCGCGACGAATGCCGCGCTGAACGCGGGCGGAGCGCGTGGCGAAGCTTTCGAGGACTTGCAACAAACTGCACTGGCACAAGGCATGTCGCCTGAGCAGGCAGAGCAGGCCGGTGTGTCTGGCTCCATCCTGCCGGGTGTGGTGGGCGGTGTGGCGGGCGCAATCTCCGGCAAGATCGGTTTGGAGAAGGCGCTGCTTGGTCAGGCCACGACCGGCGCCTTCATGCGCAAGGCCGGTGGCGCGTTTGGAGCAGAACTGGCTGGCGAACAAATCGAGGAGCTGGCGCCCAAGGTGGCGACCAACTATCAGGTAGGGCAGCTTGACGCGGCCCGTGGCTTGACCGACGACGTGGGCCGCACGATTGTGGAAACCGCCATCGGCTCCGGCCCTGGTGCGGTGGTGGCCGGTGGTGCAGCGGGGATGCGCTCCGGCGATCAACCGCCAGTCGATCCCGCCACAGCCCCAGGTGCAGCAGACCCCAGTGCTCCAGTGCCCCCAGGTGCTGCACCAGTGGAAGCGCCGGACTTGCAAGCGACTGCTCCAGCCACCGAAGAAGCGCCATCACCCATCCAGCCTGAAGCAGTAGAACCCGCGCCACTGACGCCAGAACAGCGCATGGCAGAGCTGGACGAGCGCATGGGCTTCATTGACCAACAAGCAAAGGCGAACGGCTGGGACAAGCGCCTGATCGGCGCGCGCGACGCGGCCCAGGCTGAGCTTGATGCGCTGCGGCCGGCGTCCGAAGCCAGTGCCGCAACCCCCGCTGTAGACCCGCGCCCGCTTTCTGAGCAGATGGGCATCGACCCAGCGGCAGGGCCGCTTTCTAAGGGTGCCGCCCTGGCGGTGGACTCTGGCGTGACTGACCAGATGCAGCAGGCCGCCCAGGCTGCGCAAGCCGCCAAGGAATTCAGCAAAAAAGCACCCGCAGCTCAGGACAGTCAAGCGCAGGCAGCTATACAAAACGCAGCAACAGCACAGGCTGAACTGCCGCCGCCCACGAATCTGCGCGAAGGCTTGGAGCGCATCCGTGCCCGCCGCCAGGAGGCTGCCAATGCCCAAACTGCCACAACGCCAGTGGCCGCAGCCACCGCCCCCCTTCCCGCAGCCCGAGCCCCCGCCCTGGAAGCCGCTGGGCCTGCAACGATTCCCGCAACCACAGGAGTAGCCCGTGAGTCTCAAGCCAGCCAAGCCCAGCAAGGCAGCACGCAATCAACGCAAGCAGGAGGCGCGGCGCGCCCAGCAGCAACCGCTGCGCCCCGCACCGCGCCGGCTGGAGGAAGTGGCCTACAAACGGGTGGGCTGACCAATGCCACCGCGTCTCAGAACGATGGAGCGCAAGGCCAGGCAGCGCCAGGCGCGCAAGCTCAAGCGCCGCAAACCGCAGTAGCCCGACCGGATGGCTGGCGCAAGAGCCTGCTCAGGGCGGGGCCGGTGGCCAAGGCCATGGGCATCGAGACGCGCGGCAAGCGGCTGGCTCAGATCGTGGCGGAGATTGATGCGGCCGACGCGCAGCGTGCCGGTGTGCGTCAGGACGGTGCTGACCTGGCTGCTGGGCAGATCGACCGCGAGTGGAGCGCCTTCGCGCCGGAAACTGGCACCCTGGGCGTGCCGCGCGCCGAGATGCCGCAGATCAAGGCTGAGCACCGGGGCGCCCTGGTGAACTTCCTCAAGGCCCGGGGCATCGACAGCCGGGCCGACGAGGTTCCGGCGAACGACCTCAAGCCGACGCAGGCTGAGTTCTCGCCCGCCAAGGTGGCGAAGGCACGCGGCTTCCAGGGTGGCGATCGATCCATCCTGGTGTCGTCGGATGGCTACGTGGTGGACGGCCATCACCAGTGGTTGGCCAAACGGGCCAACGGCGAGCCGGTGAAGGTGATCCGCCTGCAGGCACCGATCCGCCAGGTGCTGGCGCAAACGGCAGAGTTCCCCAGCACGGCCAGCGCGCGCGGCGCGGCCCAGCCCAACAGCACAAGTCTGGCTGATCTGCACGAGGCCAACGGCCCGCATCTTCCAAGCGCAGCCACCCGCACGCCGGAGGGCCGCTGGCAACCGGCCGTGAAGGTTGGGCGGGGCGGTGGCCGCCCCATTGCTGATGCACCGACGTTCAGCGATGCTGGCAGCGCGACGGCATGGGCCAAGTACGAGCAGGCCAAGATGCGGGATGGCGCCAACGTGGCGGCGCTGCAGCAGTTGCAGGACGCCATCAACAGCCGCAAGCACCCCACAGGAGCACCAGATGCCGCAACTCCACGAAATCTACGGCTGGCAGATGAACGCGCACCGGGCGTTGCAGTTCCTACGTCGGACCGGGCAGGCCCAACGGTTGGAAGTGCGGCACCTGCTGTCGGTGCTGAGCAGCGGGCGGGAGGTGATGCCGCCCAGCCTACACCTGCTGTGCGAGCGGCTGTACCTGATGCAGGTGGCGCCAGCCAACAGGGTTCCGGTGTAGCGCAGCAGAACCGTCCGCCAAAATGGCGCGGCAACATGATCGCCGCGGCCCAGGTGGCCAAGGGCCTGGGAATCGACGTGCGCAAGTACAAGCGCACGGCCGACCTGGTGCGTGCCATTGACGAGGCGGACGGGAAGGTCGAGACGCCCAAGCCCGAGCCGCAGACTGCGAAGGGCGACGAGCCTATGAGCGTCGGAACTGCGCCAGGAAGCTCCGAGCCCGTCACGGTGCGCGACGGCGTGGTGTACCTGGGCAAGTACGAGGCACTGAACTACGACACGGGCGAGCCGGTGACGGTGCCCAAGGGCAGTACGCGCGAGGATGTGATGAAAGCGCTGCGGGAAGCCGGGGTGCTGACCAAGAAAGACAAGGCGTTTGGCTTGCGGGAGCAGGGTGAGCAGTTGATGTTCAGCCGCGCGCCCGGGAAGGCGCAGCAAGCGCGGGCGCGCGACGCAGAGCACCTGTCTGCCGTAGAACGCGGCGATATGGCTACTGCGCAGCGATTGGTGAATGAGGCTGCTGCCGAGGCGGGATACGTGGGCAGCGATTACCGCATGCAGCACGAAGCGCCCAGCGCAGAAAACGATGGCGTCCGGCTGGATGAGCTGCGTGACAACGGGCTTGTGCCTGATGATTACTGGACGCACCCGCAGTGGTACGTGAGCACGCCCGAAGAAGCTGCGGCGCACCGCGCTGTGGTGGCTGCCATGCGCTCAGCGGATGCGCGCAAGGCGGCAGGCAAGAGCCCGGGTTCGGTGGCCATGGTGGTGTACCGGGCCATCCCCAAAACCGTGAAGGATGGCGCCATTCGCAATGGCGACTGGGTGACCCCGTCACTTGAGTACGCCAAGTTGGAAGGGGAAAGCATCCCTGGTGGATACCGCATCATTTCGCTCCCAGCCTCCGCCAAGAACTTGTACTGGGACGGCAACAGCGTGGCCGAGTTCGGCTATGACGACGGACAGAGCTACGGCTACAAGAACACCAAGAACAATCGCAAACTGCTGGATGCCGTGACGCGCGATGATGACGGTGCAGTGATCCCGCTGAGTCAGCGCTTTAATGCGCGCAATGGCGATGTGCGCTTCAGCCGCGCCCAACCTGCCATCAGCAGTGCAGCAGCCGCCATGGAAGAGGCCAGCCGCAGGGCAGATGCGCTTTACGACGCCGAGCCGGGCACTGTCACCCCGGAAGAGTTCAGCGCTGTGGGCGACGCCAGACGGGCGGCAGAAGCTGCCATGCTGGACGCGCTGGCCCAACTACCAGACAGCGGGTTTGCCGTCGAGGCGCGCACAAGCGATGGGCGCATGTTGATCGTGACGCCTTCGGCCAGTGAGCAAGGCCGTTGGCAACTGACGCGCTTTGGCAAGGATGGCGAGCCTTGGGGCGACACCCGGTTCGACACCAAGCGCCAGGCGTTGCAGTACCTGGTGGACGAGGCGGTGCCCAGCAGCATCAAGCCTGCAGGCGCTGCCATGAGCCGCACCGTGCAACCCCTGCGCACCCCAGCCGCCACCCCACCCGCCGACAGCAACGCCCGCAACGTGGCTACACAGATGCTGGTGGATGGCCTCAAGGAAAAGTGGACGCGCGCCCCGGAGATCATCGTGGCGCGCAACATGCAAGACCCGCATATTCCCCAGCGGGTGCGCGATTACGACGCCCAGCTCAAGAGCCAGGGCAGCGACGGTGAGGCGCGCGGCTTCATCTACAAGGGCAAGGTGTACCTGTTGTCGGACCAGCTCAAGGGGCCGCAGCAGATTGCCGAGGTGCTGTTCCATGAGGTGCTGGGGCATTATGGGCTGCGCGGCGCTTTTGGGGATGCGCTGACACCGATCCTCAACCAGGTGGGACTTGGCCGCCGCAAAGAGGTGCTGGCCAAGGCGCGCGAGTACGGCATGGTCAAGAAGGGCATGAGCGACGCCGACACCTGGGCCGCCATGAGCCTGCAGGATCGGCTGTCTGCCGCCGAGGAAGTGCTGGCAGAACTTGCTCAATCCAGACCTGAAATTGGCTTTGTGCAGCGCGCGATTGCCGCCATTCGCAACTGGCTGCGCGCGAACGTGCCGGGCTTCGACAAGCTGGCGCTGACGGATGCGGACATTGTGCAGGCGTACCTGCTGCCTGCGCGCGGTTTCGTGACGCGCAGCAAGGAGACGGGTGCGCAGTCGCTGGAGAGGGCAATGCTGGCGTTCAGCCGGGGTGATGCGAAAGATCAGACCCAGACCGAGGCGTTCAAGCGCTGGTTTGCGGGGAGCAAGGCGGTGGATGCCGATGGCAAGCCGCTGCAGGTGTTCCACGGAACGGGCGGGGATTTCAGCGTGTTCACCCGTGAGCGGGCCGGGGCCACTTCTCGGGCAGCCAACGCGGGCATGGGGTTCTTTTTTACTGACCGGCCGGAGGTGGCGGGGCGGTATGCACAGATGGCGGGCGGCGACCAGAACGTGATGCCGGTGTACCTGGCGATGCAGAACCCGTTGCGCCTGACCGCCAAGAACATGATGGAGGCGGACAAGCTTTTGCAGGCTGAGCTGCAGCCTGAGCATGATGGCGCCATTGTCGAGGTGGCGATGCAGGGCGGCGGTACGCAGACGGTGTACATGGCCCGCGAGTCGAGCCAGATCAAGTCAGCGACCGGCAACCGTGGCACGTTTGATGCGAACAACCCGGATATCCGATTCAGCCGCAGCGTAGCCGCAGACGGCGCCGCCCAGCGCGCGGGCGATGCCATCAAGGCGGTATCCGCCACCAACCTCAAACAGCGCGCCGACTGGAAGGCGACCGATTACCTGGGCCTGGGCCTCCAGACCCTGGGCCGGCGCCAGATCGTGGACATCTACGGAGACGCCCTGCCGCTGGCGCAGTACAACAAGCTGGCCGCCCAGATGGAGGCGGACAAGAACGAGGTTGGCGCCCATGCCGACAAGCTGGCTACTGCCTGGGGCAAGCTCAAGGACGAACGCCAGCTCGCCGAGCTGATGCACGATGCCACGCTGGCGCAGATGGACCCGGCCAAGGAGCATGTGCCCGGCGACGACCAGATGCGCTACAAGATGCTTCGCGCGCGCTTCAATGCGCTGACGCCGGGCGCCAAACAGGTCTACCTCGACGCCCGCAGCGCCTACCAGGCGCACCACGCGAACGTGCGCCAGGCCATCAAGGACCGCATCGAGCGCAGCGAGTTGAAGGGCGAGCGCAAGGCGGCGCTGCTCAAGCAGATGGACGATGAGTTCTTCAAGGCGGTGAAGGGGGTGTACTTCCCGCTGGCGCGCTTTGGCCAATACGTGGTGGTGGTCAAGGACGCGGACGGCAAGGTAGCGAGTGTCAACCGCGCCGAGACCATGGCCGAGGCGCAAGCGCTGCGGACGAGCCTGCTCAAGGCCTTCCCTACAGGCAGCGGGCACACGGTGGCGCGGCCGATTCTTGGCAAGGAGTTCGTCGCCAGCCGGGATGCCGTGGGCCGGGGCTTCATGACCGAGCTGTACGCGGTGCTGGACAAGCAGGACATGGACGCGGCGGCCCGCGCGGAGTTGGAGGACACGCTGGGGCAGTTGTACCTGTCATCGCTGCCCGACCTGAGTTGGGCAAAGCACGGCATTCACAGAAAGGGCACGCCGGGCTTTAGCCAGGACGCACGCCGGGCCTATGCGCAGAACATGTTCCACGGCGCGCGCTACCTGGCCAAGCTGCGCTATTCGGACCTGATGCAGGACGAGCTGAACGCCATGCAGCAACATGTGGACGAATGGAAGGAAGTGGAGGATTTCGACCAGCCCAAGGCGCAGCGCGTGGTGGACGAGATGAATAAGCGCCACGAATCGCTGATGAACCCCAAGAGCAACCCGCTCTCCACGGCGCTGACGAGCTTTGGCTTCATCTTCCACCTGGGCTTGTCGCCTGCTTCGGCCATGGTGAACTTGAGCCAGACGGCGCTGGTGGCCTACCCGGTCATGGGCGCCAAGTGGGGCTTTGGCAAGGCGAGCGCGGCGCTGCTCAAGGCCAGCGGCGAGGCGGCGCGAGGCAAGAACGACATCACCGGCGCGCTGACGGCGCAGGAGCGCCAGGCCTACGATGAGGCGGTTCGCACCGGTGTGATCGACGTGACCATGGCGCACGACCTGGCCGGGATTGCGCAGGGCGAGGATGCCGGGGTGATGTGGAAGCTGCGCCCGGTGATGAAGTGGGCCAGCTTCATGTTCCACCATGCCGAGCGCTTCAACCGGCAAGTGACGTTTGTCGCCGCCTACCGGCTGGCGCGCGAGGCTGGAGCGAGCCACGAGAGCGCCTATGAGCAGGCGGCGGATGCCACCTACAAGGGGCACTTTGATTACTCGGCTAGCAACCGCCCCCGCATCATGCAGGGCAACACGGCGCGCGTGCTCCTGCTGTTCAAGCAGTACGGCCAGAACATGATCTACACCCTGGCGCGCAGCGCGCACCAGTCGCTCAAAGGGGCCACGCCAGAGGCCCGAGCCGAAGCCCGCAAGACGCTGGGCGGGCTGCTGACCATGCATGCGGCAGCCGCCGGCGTGCTGGGCCTGCCGATGGTGAGCACGCTGCTGGCGGCCGCCTCGATGCTGGGCGGTGACGACGACGAGCCCTGGGACGCCGAGGTGGCGCTGCAGAACCTGCTGGCCGACACCTTCGGGCAAAAGAGCGCCGAGGTGCTGGCGCATGGCCTCTCGCGCCTCACGCCCTGGGACGTGTCGGGCCGCGTCGGTCTCGACCGACTCATCTTCCCCGACGTGCAGGAGGGGCTGGAGGGCCAGCGGCTGGCCGAATCGGCGATGACGGCTGCTCTCGGGCCGGTGGCCGGTATCGGCGTCAACGTGCTCAAGGGGGTCCAGGAGATGAGCCAGGGGCGCTATCTGCGTGGGCTTGAAGCGATGGCGCCGAGCGTGGCGCGTGGCCCGCTGAAGGCGCTGCGCTACGAGAGCGAGGGGGTGAAGGACAAGAGCGGCATCGTGGTGCAGGACGAGGTGGACGCCGCTGCGCTGTGGGGCCAGGCGGCCGGGTTCTCGCCGTCCGACGTGCGCCGTTCCTACGAGGGCAAGAGCGCCATCGTCCAGCACGACCGCGCGCTGCAGGCGCGGCGCAGCGCCCTGGTGGAGCAGTTCGCCATGGCGGCGATGGCCGGGGACGAGTCAGGAAAGACCGAGGCGCGGGAGGACATTGCCAAGTTCAACGAGAAGAACCCGGCCCGGCGCATCCTGCCGCTCAATCTGATGCAGAGCGTTGCCCAGCGGCAAAAGCGCATCCGTGAGGCGAAGGAAGGCGTGTACCTACCGGCCAAGCGGCGCGACGCGATGGAGCAGGGCAGGTTCGCGGCCGGCTGAGCGGCCCCCCTCTAGGGTTCGCGCATAACACCGAAGCCCGGAACACTCCGGGCATGGCAGAACCAAAGCGCATCGGCCCGTTCCCACGCGGGATGGACAACCGCCGACCTGACTTCAAGCTCGCTTTGGGCCGTGAAGAAGGCGGCGGCCATCTGCTGCGCGACGCGCTGAATGTCGATGTGACCGCGCAGGGCACGGTGAAGACGCGCGCCGGGTATGTGTTGGCGCAAGCTGGCAGCGACTGTCATTCGCTTTGGTCGCCGGTTGAAGGCGGCTATGCCCTCTATGTCGATGACGGCAATCTGTACCGTATCGACTCCGCTAAAACACTTGTTGCTGGAGGTTTCGGCAACGTCACGCCAGTGCGCTACGCACAGGTCTATGAGGCGGTGTACTTCACAGACGGGCTGCGCGTGGGGTCATACCACCCGATCACTGGGCCGACCCCGAAATGGGCCAGCACCACAGCGACAGACATTGGCGATCAGGTGTTGGTGCCGATGCCAGCAGGTCAGCACATCGCACACCACGCAGGGCGCCTGCTGGTGGCCGTGGGTTCGGCCGTCATCTACAGCGAACCGTTCACCCCGCACCTGCGCGACGAGGCCAAAGGCTTCGAGCTGTTCCCGGCGCCCATCACCTGCCTTGTTGCAGTGGAGGGCGGTGTGTTTGTGGTGGCTGACAAGACCTACTTCATTGCCGGTGGATTCCCTGCCCAGGCTGTGCGTGCTGTTCTTGACTACGGCGCGCCAGACCAGCAGCCCAGCTACCGCGACGACGGAGGCGCGCACTGGATGAGCGCACGCGGCGTCGTCTCCTGCACTGCGGTCGGTGAACTCTCCAATCTACAGGAGGCGCACGTTGCCATGTCGGTCGAAGGGTCTGCGGCAACGCTGATGCGCGAGTCTGACGGCATGCGATCCATCGTGGCGGCGCTGACAGAACAAGGCAACTTGGGCGCAGGCGTAGGCAGCTACGCGCAGGCCCGTATTGGCAAAAAAGGAACCTGAATATGACTTCCACTATCCGGCCCGGATTCACCTATGACCTGGTTTTCAAGTCCAAGGCGGACGACAGTGTTTTGCACGTTGAGCGGGTGAAAAACCGCGTCCCTATCGAGGGGTTGAACGATATGGCGAACGTCTACCTCAAGGGCGGCACCGCCCCGGCAGCGTTCTACATCGGCCTTTGGAGCGGCGCGCATATCCCCGACGGCACCGAGACGGCAGGAACACTGGCGAGCATGGTCACGGAAGTAACGGAGTACAGCCAGACCGCACGCATGCCGCTGGTACTGGGCACGGTCACCGCTGGTGCATGCTCAAACGCCGCAGCCCTCGCCCGTTTCGACCTGACCGGAACCGGGACGGTAAACGGCATGTTTTTGAGCACCGTACAGCCCAAATTGGCTAGCACCGGGAAGCTCGTTTCCGTTGTGCGCTTTGCCAACCCGCGCCCGTTCGACCCCACGGTCTATTGCGAAGTCCTAACGGGATTTCAATTCCTCTCACTCTAAGGAGATTTCACCATGGCACTCATGCCCTCTACTGGCCTGCGTAACAAAGTTCTTGACACCGGCTCGCTCAAGGCCGCCTTGGCTGGCGGGTTTGTCCATGTCTATGCATCGGCGCTCGCCGACATTCCCGCCACGGCCGACGCCGCAATTGACCCAGCAAAGCACACCAAGCTGCTCACGGTGTACGGTGACGGCGTATCCGCTGGTGTGAATCTGGGTACTGCGGATGGCGGGGCCATCGGCAAGGCTGCAGGTGAGACGTGGGCAGGCACGGTGCTGGTGGACGGCAACGCCGCGTTCTTCCGCTTTGTCGGCAGCGCTGACACCGGGGCAGCATCCACAACGCAGCCGCGCTTTCAGGGGCGTTCTGGCACGGCGAATGCCGAAATGAACCTGGGCGCAGTGGCGATGGTCGCGGGCACAACGCGAGAGATCAAGTTCGTCTCCATCGGCATCCCAGGGTAACCCGATGACCATGCCCGTTGAGCCAGGTGGGGCGTACTTCGGGTTCTATTCGGACTTCGATGATGTAAGCCGAGGTGAAATCATCACGTACAGCTCCGCAGTTGCTTCCGCAGCTGCTGCTGGGGCGCGTGATGTCGGTGATATTGCCATCCCCGGGGATCTTGGCAGCCCGAACATCCTGGGTGGTCACCCGAGGATCATCCTCGCCGACGGGGACACCAGTTTCATCGGGGTCAACATGACCTACGACAACGGCACCTGGGATGACCCCGGCCCACCGTTCTACGCGAGCAATTTCCTGGTGGAGCTGCAAGGCCCTGATGCTTCGTTGTTCGAGGTAGGCGGGGGCGGAAATTACAACATCACTCACTACGTTTCTGCTGACGGCGGGCAGAGCATCTACATCAGTTCAGCTATCGGTGCGATCTTCGCCGGATTGACGCGCCTGAAAATCTGGCGCGCGGTGGTTTTCCCTGGCGACCCAGTACCAGAACCGGCGGGACCATTCTGGACCAATTTCATCGGCTCCCACGAGACCATCTGATGCTGATTTTCGATGACTCCAATGGCACTTCCGACGGCAAGGAGAAAGACCAGCTCCAGGCCATGGTGGCGGTCGGGTCGGAGTTCATCACCTTCCGTGATGCAGAAAGCACCGTGCAGAAATCTGGAGAGTTCGTGCGCATCGAGAAGGAGTCGGGCGAGTCGCAACCGCGCTTTGTTCTGCTGCATGAAACATCGCAGACCTACGCGGAGCAGACGCCCGGCCAGCTTTCCGACCTCACCGGCAACGAGCTGCTGAACCTGGCGCCGAACGTCAAGCTGCGCAAGCGCTCGCGCCTGTACGTGTCAGAAGTCGATCCGCTCAACGGTGATCTGCCGTTCCGCGAGATCGGTGGCTTCAAGGCACAGACCCGTATTTCGCGACACCGAGGATTCACCACAGAGACATCGCCGCGTTCACTCGGCGCGATGCACGAGGCCAACTACACCGCGCAAGCTGGCAAGCGACGGCTGTTCGCCAAGGGCGACGGCAAGGTTCTGATGGTGCGCGAGGTCGTCATTCCGGGCGACTCGCGTTTCTTCATCGACTCCATGCGCGAGATGCTGACCGCCCCACAGCCACACGCCAAGAAGCGCGGCCTGCGCGCTGCGCGGGTAGAGGTGGTGGAGGTCAACCCGGAAGTCGGCACGACGAAACCGCCCATCTTCTCGTTCGACATTCATAGCGGGCTGAGCTTTGATCCTACGCCCCGGGCTTTTTCGTCCTCGGTCAGACTAACGACGGAGATGTACACGGAATCGACCGTGTACGCCGCGTTCTCTGGCGTGATGTTCGGCTCGTCCCTGGACTTACCCAGGGTGAGCAACGTACCCGCTGGCGGCGACGCCTCGGACACCTACGCCGTTGCAGAGCCAGCCATCGCCAAGGCACCGGACGGCAGGGAGTACACATCCGTCATTGCCGTGTACCCGGCATCCGACGATGTGTACGACAGCCGCAGCGCTGGCCCGTACCGGCTGACGTGCAAGCGCACGACTGTAGGGGGCGGTGTCGCACTGAGCAAAATCAACTTCCCTGCGATACCGCACTTGCCCCTGCACTACCTGGCGGCACGCGGCATGTCGCTGCACCGGCTTGGGCCGGACAGGGTTGTGCTGCGCGTGAATGTCCATGTGATGCAGTTCGGCGCTGGCGGATCAATGCAGTCTGTCAACAGCGACGCCTTCTTCATGTGGACGCAGAACAACGGCGAGACGTGGACATACGCGCAGCCGGCGGCCGGGTTCCCAGGGGTGTTCCCCTACGGCGGCATGCTGGTGAAGGATAGTGAAACGTTGCTGGCGTTTTCTTGGTTTGTTGAGGGGGCTGTCAATCCGATGCAGGTCCATCGCATCACCAACTCCGGGACGGCTCAGATTGCCACCATTCACGGGTCTGTGTTCAGCGCTGGGCTTATGGCGCCCGTGGGTGGGTCGGGGTACTACATGGTGCCCTACGCCCCGATAGGCTTCGGTGGCGCCGTGTATCTCCCCGACCCAAAGAACAAAGGGAAGAAAAAGAAACGCTTGTGGATGCAGTTCGACCCGTACTGGGCCTACAAGGACGGCACCGCCCAGGTCGTCAGCTACCCCGGATCGCGGCCCATGCTGCTTGTCTCGGATGACGGCGGGCTGACGTGGGCGCGCAAGCTGCTCCCAGTGGTGTGGTCGTTTCGGGTCGGGTTCGTGGTGTCGATCAGCGAGAGCGTACTGGCCGTACCTGTGTATTCCGTGCGTAAAAAACAGAACGACTCGTTACGCACCACGATCTATGTCTCCAGAAATGGCGGGGATACCTGGCGGGCATCAGACGCTGCCGTGAGCCTGCCGGGCGAGACGTACGTCGATGGTCAGGTAGTCGTCGGCGCCCAATACCGGAACTCAGTGACCGATCAGAACGTGTTCGAGCAGGACTTTTCTGATTCGGCCCTTCGCTACAACCGGGGCGAACTGCTCCCGCTGGTGGCGCTGCGCGACAGCGACGGGCGGCTGCTGCCAGCGAACCCGGCCCGCCCGTGGATGAACGACTACAGATTCAAGGAGCCTGACTATGGCTAACACACTCATAAAAAAACCACTGCCGACGGGCGGTGGCGGCGGCGGTGGCGGTGGCGGCGGTGGCGGTGGAAACAGTGGTGGGCTGACGGAGGGTACGCCTTGTTTCTATGCGGTAGCAACGGCCATAGCACAGCTATGGTCGGGCAACTCCGTCTACATCGCAGCAATCAATAAGTTCAAGGTGTACACAAGCAACCCGGCGCAATACTACTACGTCACAGGCTCATGCTCAGGCGGGTACGTGAGCCTGAGTTACGAATACGTCGATACGACGATCTTCCCACGTTCGGCCTGAACAGGAGCACACCATGCCAAGAGTTTGTGCGAATGTGTGGGTGACTAGCTTTGTAACCGGGGTGCCGTCCGGGTATGAGTACACCTGCTGGGATGCCAGCGACGACATTGATCGTCCTCCAGGCGGCGGCGGGGGAAGCGGTGGCGGTGGAGGCGGCAGCGGCGGCGGTGTCGGTTTTATCCAAGATCCATCTGGCCGGGGCACTGTTGTTGCCCCAGGTCCAGAACCAGACTATGACGCCACACTCGACCTTAACCTGGGTTGGAACAGCGGCGCGCACAGCATCGAATCACTGCCACCGGATTGGGTTGGCCGGATTTCATTCGACATCCCGGACGTACTTAATGCGCGCCCGGGCGGCGTAGCTATTGGACTGGTGCCTGTTTCTGAGCTGCCAATACAAGGGCGCAACGGTTTTGGGCATCTGCACTACGGACTGGTGTTCACCGCCGAGACGGTGCGCGTAATCCAAGGTAGCGCGATCGTGCTCTCTGTCCCCTACGCTTCAATACGAGCGAGCCGGGAGCCAGACGCGACCACCGATGTGGTCTACACGCTAATGTACGGGCAGGGCATTAAGTGGATGGTCAACGGCAAGGCTCTGTTCGCCGGAGCTTTCACCATGCCAGAGGCCTATGCCCTGGACGCCACGATCTACAGCGCTTACGACACGGTGGATAACCCATTGTTCACGGCGGGAGAATGGGATGGAGAGCTTGAAGCTGGGTCACTTACCGGGTTGCTTCCGGGCTTTACCTTTGAGGCCGACGCAACGTTCGACGACTCCCTGGGAGGCGCCATTGGTGCGTTCAATGGGAGGTTTTCGGAAGAGGATGTATGGGAACTGATAGGTGCCATGCCAGGGTTCACCATGGAATGCGGCGACGGGGAAGGCATCGCCGGAAACCTCGGGCCGTTTACCGCTCGCATGGCGGAGACGGCAGATTTTGATCTGATCGAAGGGCGGTTCGGCCCATTCACGGCGTGGATCGCCATGAGCAGCCCGGACGACGACACAGTGCCGTTTTCTGCGCTGATCGGAAACATGCCGCGCTTTACCATGGTAGCGGATGCCCCAGGGTATGACACGCTGGAGGCGGAAATGCCCGCCTTCACCCTGCGCATGGGTGATGACCCGACGAGCATGGAGATTGTCGCGGAGATGCCGGGGTTCCACTTTGTCGCCTACGGCGGAGAGATGACGCCACTGGTACAGGTGATAGAGGCAGTCGGTCTATACGCCCCGGCACACCCCGTCTCCTACCTCATGGTGTCCTGTGTGGAGCGCGTGGACGGAAGCAGTACCGCCGAAGTCCACGCGGTCATGACGGTGGACGGAACCGAGCGGATCGACGTGCAGGATCAAGCCTCGATACTGCAGACTTTCCTGATCGACGCGATGGAGCAGATTGGCCTGGGTGGCCGCGTTCGCGTGCTGATGCTGCGCGTAGTGGACGGCTCTGCGGTCGGCGGAGAGGCTTGGGTTGTCAACGCCGATAGCAATGCCAGCACGCGATACGATGGGTTTGGATTCAACAGCTTCGCCGCTTTCGGAGGGAAGCATTACGGGTGTCGGGCGGACGGCGTTTACCTGCTGGGTGGTGCGAACGACGCTGGTCGGCCCATCATCGCCGGAGTGAATTTCGGCCAGCACGACTTTGGCACCCAGTCTCTCAAGAGTATGGACGCGGTATACGTTGGCGTCTCGTCATCTGGAGCGCTGTTCCTGAAAGTGGGGGATGGGCAAAAAGAATACACCTACAGGGCGCGCCGCAACGACCCGCGCATGAAGACGCAGCGCTTTGACACTGGGCTCGGACTGAGCAGTAACTTCTTCACTTTCGATCTGACGAACGAAGGCGACGCTTTCGAGCTCGACTCGGTCGCATTTAACGTCATTGCCTCGAACCGGAGAATCTGATATGGCCAACGGACGCGCACTACCATCAGCTCTGCTCTTCGACTGGCTATTGGGCCGGGCCTGGAACATGGCCTTGACCAGCTACGCCAACGCGGAGCGGTTCGGCTCCAAGAACATCGGCGGCGGCGGAAACTCAGAGTCCGGCGTGGGCACTGGCGGCGCCCCATCCATCGAGGGCTTCATGACCAGATACGCAGGCGACGAGCCAGCAGCCCTGGTGGTGAACCATGACCGCGAGTTGGAAGGCCAGATGAAGGAGGTGGCTGACAAATGGGCGGCGGAGTTCCAGGGCATCATCGCCCTGACGGCGGGTGTCGGTCCCGGCTTCACGGCTGCTGTGGAATGGTTGCGCAAGGTCGCCAATGGCGGCGATGGCCTGGGGTATGTCGGCTACGCACACCGGGCAGGGCAGGTGGATTCGTTCGCCGCCCAGATACTGACCATCAACCAACGCAATCTGCCCGTCCCGGCTGGTGCAGGCGCCGCCCTGCGAGGGGTCGCGGGGCGCGAGGCTGCTTTGCTGGTGGAGCGATCAAAAGCCCAGATGCAGGCCGACCGGCAGGCCGAGGAACACAAACTGCGCATCGACGCGGTGGAAGCGCTCATTAAGGCGCGCAATGACGCACTCGAAGCGGCGATGGACCACGTCTTTACGCAGATGCACCTGATGTTTGATGTGTTTGGACGCAACAACGACTACCTCACCCGCCTGCAGCGAGAAGAGCAGTCCATCAAGGCGCGCATGGACATTCGCACAGCCGAACTGGCCGGGTGGGCCGAACGCATCCAGACAACTGACGATTCGCACGCTGCAGCCATCCAGAAGCTCAAGGCCGTCACGGCCAGGGCGAACACGATGGATGAAATGTCGGTGGATGCCCACATCAAACTGCTGCGCCGGTACTCGTCGCGGGCAGCCGCAGCACTCAACAGCGGCATGGGCGTGAGTGTCAACTCCACGGCCAGTGAGTCCAACAACATCAACGCGGAGGGCTGACACATGGCAACGTCCACAGGCACGGCGATGCAGGGTATCTCTGCAGCCATCGTTTATACCGCCATCGACCGTATCTCGGAGATGATCAACACCGCAGATACAGCCATGGGCCGAAGCATTGATAAGGAAATCAATGCGGCGCTGAGGGGCATCCCTGGCAAGCCGGATGCGGCCGATGCAAGCTATCGGCAGGAGTACAACGCATCCAGCGGCGCACTGAAAAACGCCACCCTGGACGGCAAGACGCCCGACATAGACCGCATGCCCCTGTTCCTTGAGAACGTGGTGGGCTCGTTCTTCGAGGACTACATCGACAAGATGGACGCACTGTTTCCGGGGCTGGGGCAGGCGGGGGCAGATGCCGATGCGTTCGTGCGCGCGGCGCTGGCGTCTGTGGTCGGTGTCTCGTATAACGAGGTGGTGGACAGCACGCCAGCGAATACCGCGTTCTTGCTGGCACGGCGCCAGGCATACGCCCAGGAGCGGCAAGCGTTGGACGCAGCTGCTGCTGCAGGGCACAGGTTTGCCCACGGCCAAGTGCTGGAGGGACTGGCACGCATGCACGGCGCAAGCGTGAGCGCTGCGACTGAGGCCGTGACCCGAGCGCACGCAGAGCGTCTTGCGCAGGAGCGTGCGGAGAAGATGCGCCTCGCCCGCGTGTCACTGGACGCCAGTATGAGTCGTATCCGCAAGATCCATGAGCAGGTGGCCGAGGCGTTCAAGCTCAAGCTGCGCGCACGGGGGATGTGGGTCAACGACCAAAACCAGGTGGTGGACGCATACAACAATGTCACGGCAATGAATGAGAGGTTCTACAGCCAGACCGCCGAGCTGATGCGGACCATCGCAACGCGCCGGTTCGGGCTGGATTTTGACGAGCGCGCGGCCAAAGACCGGGCGGAAGTCATCGGTAAGCTCAAGATGGCCAACGCCAATGAGGTGGTTGACCTGTTCGGCAACGCCGTTACGACCTTGATGAACCAGGTGCATGCCAAGGGCTCCTATAGCGGAACCGAGCGCGACGTGACGGATTGGGATTCAATACTGGCCTGACCCCGTATAGGGTTTGACGCCCACCCCTGCAGGCGGAACACTGCAGGGCATGACTACCCCGGCCAAGCTCAAGCTCACCATCTACCAGGGCGCGACGTTCCGCAAGCGCCTGACGTGGAAGGGGCCGCTGCCTGCGCAGACGCCCATCGACCTGACGGGCTGCACTGCGCGTATGCAGGTGCGCCCTGAGGTCGAGTCGTCCACCGTGCTGCTCGAACTCACCACGGCCAATGGCGGTATCACCCTGGGCGGTGTGGCCGGAACCATCGAACTGTTTGTGTCGGACGATGCCAGCGCAGCGTTCACCTGGCAGTCTGGCTCCTGGGACTTGGAAATTGAATTCCCCGGCGGCGATGTGCGCAGGCTTGCGCAAGGCACGGTGAACGTGTCACCGGAGGTGACCCGTGTCTGAGGTGCTGGTCGAAGAACTCGAAACCCTGGAAATCCTGGAGGTGGCCGAGCAAGGCCCGCCAGGCCCGCCAGGGGCGTCAGAGTCCAGCCCGGTAATGACCTACGTCGGAGGCGTGTTGACCCGAGTGGATTACGCCAGCGGCAACTACAAGCTGATGACCTACGGCGTGACGGGTCTGTTGACGCAGGTCGATTACGTCAAGGGGGCGGTCACTACCCGCAAGACGTTTGCCTACAACCCCGACGGCTCACTAGCGAGCGTCACTGAATCCAATTTGTGAGGACTTATCATGAGCTTGTCCAACGCCACCGAAGCCGCAGCACTTGATGTGTTCCTGCGCGGCACCGATCCTGCATACCGTGCGGGCGCCACCCAATACCTCGCGCTGTTCACCGCTGACCCAGGCGAAGCCGCAAGCCTTGCAGCCGAGGCCAGCTACACCGGGTACGCCCGCGTGGCACTGACCAAGGCGACCGCCTGGACGGGAACATCAAGCCCGTTCACCAATGCCAACCTGATTCAGTTCGGCGCGTGTACGGCGGGCACCAACGCCCTGACGCACTTTGCCGTGGTGGACACCGCTTCTGGCGCTGTGGATATGATGATCTCCGGGGCCTTGTCTGCGACGCTGAACGTGAGTTCTGGAATCCAGCCGCAGTTTGCGAGTAACGCTTTGAGCATCTCTGCGGACTGACCATGCCCGGCTTCCGCAACCTTCGTGAGCTGTCCGACGCGCAAGACGCGGGCCGCTACCTGTACGCCAGTTTCAGAAAGCAGGCCACGCAGACCACGGCGGCGGGGGTGTGGTTCGATCTCTCCATGAGTCCCGGCAACCCGGCCCCCAATTACTACATTGGTTCGCCTGGCGTGTTCGTGCCATTGAGGCAGAGCACGGACGGCGGCATTCGTCACGGTGGGAATGTCAACGCGCAAGGTCAAAAGAAGTTCTTGCGCAAGCTGATGGCGATGACGCCCACGGCGACGGCAACACCGTTGAGCTGCAAGCTACTGGACTACATCGGCTTCTACGGCTTCATTGACGAGAGCGTGCTGGATGAGCAGCTCATGGACAACACCACCGCGCCGACACGGTATGCCGATGGCGCAGGCGTGCAACTGATGCCCGTGGTTGTTGCCGGGCAGACGGGCGGGCAGCCGTTCACAGTGAATTACACCAATCAGGACGGTGTGGCGGGGCGCATATCGAAGAGTCACGTCATGTCCACGCAGTTCGTCAACGGCACGATTTTGCACAGCATGTGGGCCAACGCCAGCTACCCCAACAACGGGCCATTCCTGAGCCTGCAAGCGGGGGATAGCGGGGTTCGTTCGGTGGAGTCTGTGACCATTGGCGGCATTGGTGACGTGGGTCTGTTCGCTCTGGTGCTGGTCAAACCTTTGGCAACCTTCGCCCTGTTCGGCATCGACGCCCCGACCGAAGTGGACTACTTCACTGACGCGGCCTCGATGCCTGAGATCAAAGACGACGCATACCTCAACCTGATCGCCTTGCCGAACGGGACGCTATCGGGCGCGCCGATTCACGGCGTCATCGAAACAACCTGGAACTGACATGCCCGGCTTTACATCGCAAGACGACATCATCAACAGCCTGACCGTCTCAGGCCGTGGCTACCGCACCGACTGGCAAAAGAGCACCTTTGCCACCACCGCGCACACGGCGGGCGTGTGGTACAGCCTGTTCCGGGGCGG